TTCTGTGCGGCCCTAATCAAAGTCTGCATCATTTTATTTAGCATCTTAATATCTGGCAACGCCTTCATTCCCGGGCATCTACCATATTTCTCCCCAGAAATCTTAGTCCATCGAGCGCACGCATAAGGATTGGTATTGAATTTACCTTCACGTAACATATGAGACTTATCTTTAAGTACGTGGTATGAGGCGAACCTTCCCTTACTATCACCGTATATAGGCTCTACTCCATGAACTATCGTCTTTTTCTGTGTATCGTCTTTGGCGTAAGCCTGCTTCAGCTCATTATCAAATAAAGAATCCTCGCCAAACTCCTGAACCATCTGTCTGAGAGTATAATCATATTCCCTGTAGATTGTATCTACTACACCCTTATTATTTTCTTCGATGTAATGTTCATATATTGGTCTAGCAAAGTAACGTACGATATACTCATCGTCTTCCTCTGTGCGCATAGGTGCTGTACCTATACCGCCCAAATCCAAATACGTTTCGTGGATTTCGGTCTGAAAATTAGAGTTATTCATTACGCGAATCATTCTCTTTACTGCGTCCTGCATCCACGCGCGAGCTTCTTTATTGTTATCCACAACAGCGTCACCTGTCTGGAAATCAAACCAAATAGATGATGGGTTAGTGAGCATCGAATGAAGTGCAGATGCCAGAAGTTCGTTTGCATGAATTGACGTTCCATCATATAGTCTATTATGCTTATCTTCCCCGACAGTAGCAGACCCGTACACGTCATCTTTCTGAGGGATAATATACTGAGCCAACTGCTCCCAGTATGAGTCCCAGTTACTTCTCTCTCCTTTAAGACGAGAAAACTTCTTCACGACCTCTTTCGCCTTTTCGCTATCCGGTAACTGAGATATGTACATTATTAACCGCCGAGTAAACTTCTAGTTGTTGGTGTTGATGTTAAAATACTTCCTCTATCAGCTATGGCCTGAGAAGATACAGATCCCTGACCAAGCACTGTACCTTCCGCCCTGCGCTTCTTATATTGAGAAGCGACTAGGCTAGACTGATTAAGTACGGATGTCTTTTCTGCCTTATTCTGTGCTTTAATTGCAGAATCTCTTTGCTGATTCGCCGCGTACATGGAGTACCCAGCTTGAGCAACAGACATTAAAAGCATTATAGTTAGTGGATCCATCAGTCTCCTAATTCATTATACTCGGATATATTTATCCGATCATAATTTCTGATATTAAACTTATTCTCCGATAGTTGCAAGTCTAAACCCATCATACGGAACGCATCGGAGCCATTGGACGCCCAGTTATGTAGTGGAGAGTCTAAAAATATCTGATTCTTTGAGTCATACTTTCGCTGGTAATTCTTAAGCGCATCAATACCTCTAGCACATTTAGTTTTATGGAACCAAATATTTTTCTGTAGAAGTATTCTAGCCGCATTTATGCCATCAGCGACTGCCTGTCTAGGTATGATGTCAGTCCTAATACCGAAATCAAGTAGTGTTTCCTGACGTGATCTACCCGTGCCAAGTTCTCTTGCCGCGCCGTCGTGAGGTATCCCGTGGCGTTCATATATGTACGGCCTATTAAGTATCTCTTTAGCGTACCATTCTAGCCCGACCCCACCGTTTTCTATATAGTCTATTATCCTTATCTCCGATCCAACCTGCTGAACAAACCATATCGCAGTAGTATCCGACACACCCAAATCCCAATAAGTAGAAACAGCACAAGTCTTATCGTAGTCGAAATCAATGATTCTGTTGCGTTTTTCAAGGTCATTGATATACTTGCCATAATACGCTCCTATTAAAGCTGCTGAAAATGAACACTCATACTCCTGTTCGTATTCTTCCTCACTCATTGTCATCTTAGCATCTAGCAGTTCGTCTTTAGACAATACGCCAGTATCTGATGCTTTATACATGGCCACAAACCAGCTCTCAGACCCACCGTCCATAAGCTTAATGGCGTCGTGATATATGTTAAAAAAGTGATTCTGCCCCTTAGGCGTACCAATAAATATTGCCCACCCATGTCTATCAGATAGTGCGGGTCTAATAACCTGACCCCAAATTATAGGGTCACATTGAGCGTACTCATCTAGTACAACCCCATCTAGGTATATACCCCGTAGAGAATCTGGATTCTCTGCGCCGAGTAGCATAAACCTTATTTTGTCGCCCTTATCTGGTCGTGGAATATCTATACGTAGTTCGGCCTCATTGGCCTTAGCTCCGGGTATATTCTTACAGAAGTCTTTAAGATACTCCCACGCCACACGTTTAGCTTGGCCGTAGGTAGGCGCAACGTACGCATATTGAGGATTCTTTTTAGTGTTGTTCAATCCTCTATCTATCATTTCGGCAATAGCGAATACAGTCTTACCGAAACGTCTATGGCATACTATTACATTAAAGCGTCTTAAGTTATAGTGTATAACCTTTTGGAATGTCCTAGGTCTGTACCCTAAGTCAATTATCTCAGACCCCGGAGGAAGAGTATTAAGAAGGGTATCAAGCCCCCCTTCACCATCTTCTACGTAGTATTTGGTTGATCCGTGCTTGGCCATCTGTTCCCTTTATATTATCAATGCCCGTACACAGATATATCAGACATTCGCCAAAATAGGTGCCCGCATACAAACCCAATTAAAAATGGAATAGATGGGTGCTTATGAGACAGTCTAATTAGATGTGCAGATATCGACTCCTCTTTACCTTTCTTGGCTATTATATAGAAATCAAATACAGTTATAGCCACAACAAGAATACCAATAAACATTAATGTTAAATTCATTGTTTTACCTCGTGTAAAATGTAATTAATACCTATAGTCTTAGCCGATAAAGAAGTGTACTGAATAACCAACTTTAGCCCGGCAAATAGGTCGGCATCATAGTTAGATTCGTATTTGTACATCTCTTTTGTTAAGTTAACAGAGAACCCAAACTGGTTAAGCTTAGTAGTTCCCATATAAACCTCAAGTGATACCGTGTCCAAGTCCTCACTGTTTACGAACTCTACACCAGATATCTTGCATTGTACGTATGGTATAGGAAATTCTATCGTGTTTACACCCGCGTCTATCGCATACTGTACTCCGTGCATGCGTGTGTACAGCGACCCTTCCTTAACCCTTTTAGAGCCAAATGGGGCGTTCTGGAGAACAATATTACCGTTAACATCTTTAGGAAATACATTCATATATCGTACGCTCCGAATACTAGCATCTTTAGAAATGTTATAGATGCGCCACTCTGGTCATCGCGAACTGTGGCCATTACAAAATCATTTGCCGCGTATGTACCTGTCTTCTTCAGGATAAATGGGTTATTAGGGGCAAACTTCGCACCTATATAGTCATTACCTGTGCCGTTGTATATTTGGAAAGACGAGTTACCACCCTGAGCAAATAATGAATCGAAGTGGTAGTTTTTCTTAATTGGCTTGAAATTGAATGTTATGTCCTCAGACTTTATAGAAATAAGAAGACCATTAGGTAGCGCAGTACCGCCACCAAACCCGGCAGCTCCGGGTGTAACACATTCAAATTCTATCTGCAACGCAGATACAACAATATCGTTTGCCGTTGTATTTGCAAAAGTAAATGGTACGTTAGTTACCGCGCCATTAATTTTCATATTCTCGTTCGCGCCGTTCTTTACGTACTCAAATAGCATATTCCCCAAAATCTGAGGAGCAGCTGTAGTTTTTACGTAAAGCTTATTAAAGCCCTTTTCGCGAACTACGTCGGCCTTATACAGTTCATCAGGCCCTGTAATTTGAATGGGAGAGCTTGCTTGGCTCTCCCTGTCTATATCAACCATTAGTTCTCTAACCCATTCATGAAGCTGTACATAGTCTGTGATTGGTTATCCAGCTGAGTACGCTTGATTTTAATTCTAACACCGGCAGCAACCTTAATTGCGCGCTTGATGGATAGGTCGGCGTTAGGCATTGCTGTTGAATTGAACATGATTCCCTTAGACACGAATGTGCCTGTGGCAACACCAGTCTCTAGTAGAAGTTCTCCCTTCATATAACCAGAAGCAGAGATGCCCCACTGATCTAATTCAAACTCAGCGATGGCTGTGTATACGTGCTCATCTGTGCCGTTCTTAGAGATAGCAGATGCGGATTCAAATACGTTATGAACCTCTGTACCCTCAGACTCTTCCACGGCAACAGGCATAGGATTTGATTTTGAGTACGGAACACCATTCTCATCACGAATGGCCACATCAAGTGCGATTACCGTAGATGCACCGTCGTCATATGCTACAGCTGTAGGTCGTTTATTCTGGCTTGCCTCTGTAGGAACTGCGGCCGTGGCAGCTCTATCATGGGCAATAAATCCCTGAGAGCTTGGTCTTTTATTTAAAGATGCGTCGTAGTCACCGTTTGATTGAACGTGACCTTCCTGAGATAAAAGTAATTCTTTATCTGCGCCATCTGAGTCTTTAGCGAAAGCGCGAACGTGTACCTTCTTCTCAGATACCTGTACTTGTTTATCTACGCCACTAGGGTCAGCAAAGTCTACTAACTTGACGTGTACTCTTTCGTCTGCTCCGTCAGCAACTGAACGAATTGGTAATCCTGATTCAATATCTGATTGCATATCATTCTCCTTGAGCTTCTAACTCTGTGATTTCTTTCTGTAATTCGTCTACTGCCGATTGCGCAATAGAAATCTCTTCGCTAAGTTTATCAGCCTTCTCCATAAGCTTCAACTGATTTATTACTAATTCGTCTTTATGTGCGTCCATTTTCTTTAGCCGCAACTTCTTTTCCATTAGCTCTAGTTTAAATCGCATACTGATACCCTCTCATTCTAGCGTTAAAATATGTGGCAACCCCGCCCAAATTCTCTGCCAATACCGTAAGCGTCTGCCCCGGCTCAACCAAAAAATTCTGAAAATCGAAATTATCCGAGTAATGTGTGTAGTATGTACCCTTTTTAGCTACCAAATCCCCGTCAACTAGAACTGAGAAGTTGGCCTTATTCTTCCCAAATACCTCAATGAATCTCAGTCTAAGCCTACGAGATGCCGGCACCTGATATGAAATTATGGTGGACACGGCGGTAGGTAGTACGGAGTCCTCTACGAATACGTTCAATTCCCCTATAAAACTGCCCGGAACAGGTGGGAACTCCTGTATGTAGATAGCGATTGGCTGGATGTACTGATTTCCGTCAGGGTCTGTCGCCCTTATCTTTATTGGGTATGCAACGTCGATTATCTGTACAGGTTTATTTAAAAATAATACCCCACCGGATATGAAGAATTGATCCCCTATATCTTCGTATAAATCCAGCACATGACTTCCTGAGTCCGAATCGTACACTGTTATATTGGCGACTGGTAGGCCTGCCGCCATTCCATCGAACACGTTGTAATTGTCCAGCTCTATAAAATAAGGGTATGGGCCGTTGGCCTGAGGAATAAACGATATTGAGGCATGTATCCAACGAAGATCATTCCTACCGCCCTGTGCATACTCTACCGTTACTTTACCTGTTTCGTCCGTTATCTCTTTCCATATGAGCCATCGTTCCTCTGATTCGTGCGCACCTGATGGGGCTTCGCCGAATATTGTCTCGTATTCAGAAACTGCAAGTACTCTACGTTCTCTAGGGGACGCACGGAATCTATCCCACTCTGATAAGTTACCTGCTGTGGTAGGTCTTTGCTGTTTCATTTCTTGTACTTACCTTTCTTGTTTGATTCGGAGGTAGGCTTTTTTATTTCTGTTTTTGGTTCTATAGGGGCACAAGGCTCACCCGCTATTGATGCAAACTCTTCTTTGGATATTAGTTTAATCCTGTTGTCTATCAGAACTGGTATTTTCTTCCCCATCTGTTACCTCTGTAATAACGGCCTTATCAGCCTCAATAACGTCATGAACGGGTCTTCGCTCAATACCAGTATAGACAACAATAGAAGTAGCAGTATTCGAGCCTGTATGTTCAATCTTGTTACCGTACGACCCGGGGTCGCCTTTTTCTGCGGCCCATCGGTACTGTTCCGCTTTGAACTTGGCAACTGCTACGTTGCTGTCGTCATCGACCGTGTTGGCAAGTTCGATAACCTTATCATGATAATACTCAGCCCTTTGTTTTCTTGCAAGTTTTATCTCTTCGTCGAATGTTGCGTTTATTTTACGCCAGTATGATATGACGTGAAGGTCTGGAAATGACTCGTCCGCAGCTATGCTTTGTAGGGTTTTACCCTCACGGATTGCCTGACAAATACGAAGACCTTGATCGAAGTCGAATTTGTATTTGGACAGGTCGTGACTTGAACGCACGTTTACCACTTCGCCTGTATCTAGGCAAATAATCTCATAATTTCCTGTGGCCCTATTTAAAACTACGGCAGTATTGCCCTCGTTTATGGGCCTATGGATAGGCACGTTCATAAAAGTTCCCCAATAGGTATTGTAATTTAGTTGGGTGAGTAAGTCAACTGATTGATTTGGTCAGGTAATATTTTGATAGGGGTGGCAGTTATGGAGTCTACCCCTCCGTGTCGCGCACGGAAATTTTTTTGGGGGGTGCCCCCCGTAAAGTTAACGAAAAAATTCTGGGTTGGTTTTGTTGATTGACGTGATTGATTGACGTGATTGATTGACGTGATTGATTGACGTGATTGATTGACGTGATTGATTGACGTGCAATGGTACTACGTTAGTACCTATGTCATTGGACAAAAAAAAGGGGCG